AGGCGCAATTACTTTTAAAAACACCTCTAATGATCTTGCATTTAAAACAAATGCAACTGAAAGAATGACTATTGATTCTGCTGGTAATGTTGGTATAGGAACAACAAGTCCAGTTCAAGATTTGGAGCTAAATAAAAACAATGCAAATGTAAATTTAAATATAAGAAGTTCAAATGCTGGGAAGGCAACTTTATTGTTTGGTGATCAAAGTGATGTTAGCACTGGCTCTGTTACTTATGATAACAGCGACGATAGCATGCATTTTAAGGTAAATAACCAACAAGAAAAAATGCGCATTACTTCTGCTGGTAAAGTTGGGGTAGGTACTACATCACCCAGTGAAGCTTTAACTGTTAACGGTTCTATTTCAGGTAATAATAATTTAACTGTTCGTGGTATTACATCTACTAGTGGAACTATTGCAGGACAGAATCTTAATATTAATACCCAAGCGGACTTTAATACTGCTACGTTTAATGGTGGTGTAGATTTTGATGATCAGACTAATTTTAATGGTAGTGTTGAGTTCGGCGATGAAGTTATATTTAATAGTGATACTAGTGTTGGTTTTGATGCTGAAGTAAATTTTAATAATAATATAATTGTTGGCGCGGGTTTAGTACCTACACTAAAAGTTGATTCAACTAATAATAAAGTTGGTATAGGAACTACAACACCTAATGAAGCTTTGACAGTTAATGGGGGTATATCAGCAGCTGATATAAATTCTTTCGGTACTATATCAATAGGAAATACCCCAGCTTATAGTCAAACTAGAGCAATTAAAGTACATGATAATGGTACACAATATGCATCTAGAGTTTCATTAATGGGGACAGGGGATAATGCAGGACCTGCAATAGAATTTGTAACTGATGGAAGTCTTGCTAAAAGAACATTAATAAGACATGAAGGTGAAGGTTCTAATGATTACGGTTTAGGTTTTTTTACTACTAATAATGGTACAATTTCTGAAAGTGTTAGATTCGATGGAGATGGTAAAGTTGGTATAGGAACTACATCACCCTCATCAAAGTTACATATTGCCGGTGCGTCTGGTTCTGGTTCTGGTCTTGAGTTTTCTAACGCTGGGTCGCAAAGTGTTAAAGCATATTTTATTGATAGTAATTCTTCTTCAGATTTTGTCATTACTCGTGTTGGTACTGGAGCAGCAGAGATTTCACTTCAATCCGATGGAGAAGTAATTTTAAATCCCAATAATAATAACGTTGGTATAGGAACTACGTCACCCTCACAATTATTACATGTATCTGGTGGCAAAGCCCTTGTTGAACAAACTAGTTCTGCAGGCTCTGTTATAGTCAATAGAACTGATGGTAAATCTACTGCATTGGTTGCAGCTGGATTAGAGTCAGCGCTTTTATACGATAGTGCTGGATTTTTTAGTATTCAAGCTAGAAGTAGTAGTGATGTTTTGGTTGGTAATGGAAACACTAATGATGAGGTTATAAGAATTGACTCTTCTGGCAACGTTGGTATAGGAAGATCAGATCCAAGTAAGTTATTAGATATAAAAGATGGCGATTTTAGAATTTCTTCTACTGAACCAAAAATATTTTTAAATGACACAAATAATAATTCCGATTTTAGTATTAAGAATAATAATGGTAGTTTTCAAATTTCTGATACAACCAATGGGCCGACTAGACTGGCTATTGATTCTTCTGGTAATGTTGGTATAGGAACTAATTCACCTAATGAAGCTTTAACAGTTGTAGGTAGTATATCAGCAACAGGAACTACAAATGTTGGTAAAATAACTTTAACTGAAAATACATTTTTAACTGCAGCAAGTAGTTTTACTTTAGGTGATGTACATAAAGGTGCAACAGTTTTATTACAAAATACTGGATCAATAAATATTACAGTTCCTTCTCAAGTTGCAGGGTATACAACAACATTTATAGCAGAAACACACAATCCAGTTTCTTTTATTAGCGGGACAGGTCTATCTGGATTAAATTCTTTTAATGGAGCTAGTGATATAGCTGGAATTTATGGACAAGCTCAAGTTATATATAAATCAGCAGAGTATGCATTTTTAGGAGGTAATATAGTATGAGTTTTTTACCTAGTTTATCCCCAGGCAATGTTACACGAAGACTACCAACTACGGTTAAGTTTGACAACGATCTAACATACGAACGTCCTACTGAATTTCTTGATTTAGGTATAAACGCAGCATATGGAACTGATCAAGTCCCAGAAAAAATTAAAGGTTTGGTAGCTGTCTATCCTAATGATGTAGCTCCTGCTAATAATTATGTTGCTTTTCATTTAGATACGACTGATGACTCGTCTTATACTGTAAATTGGGGTGATGGCACAACAGAGACATTAGCAGAAAATACTGATCAGTATCATCTATATGATTATGATTCGATTACATCAGATACAAGTACTACAAAAGCTACACCGTTCAGAGGATACAAGCAAGTAATATTTGAAGTCACATTAACTGGTTCAGCTAAATTTAGTTCTATTAATTTTAATATAGATGGGCCATTCGTAACTCATTCTCATTATTCAATACGAAGAGGGTCAAGTATATTAGATTTGTTTATTAGTACAAGCAATGCGGTCGACCATAATATAAACAATAATCGGCCCTTGAGACTTTGCGAACAGCTAGAAATTAGAAACACCAGCTCAAATAGATTATTTAATCCTCGATATTTGTATCAAGGCTGTAGATCGCTTCAATCAATACCTTTTGTACCTTGGATTCGTAATGATACTTCTAGAGATTATCTTTATGCTTTCATGCATTGCAACAAATTAAAATTTTTACCAGATGAATTTGCTAGTCAAGATAAATTTTGGTTTAAAAATATGAGTAGACTGCAGCAATGCTTTGATACGTGTTTTAACTTACAATACCTTCCAGAGGGGTTATTTGGCGATTCTGAACAAAGTAATCTGGGTAGTTGTTATAATGCGTTCGTACACTGTTTTAAATTAAGATATATTCCATACTTAGGAATACCAACTGGTGCTGGCGAAAATGTTCAGCTACGAAATATGTTTTATAATTGCAGAAGACTGACAAAAATTCCAAAAGGATTTAACATACAAAAAGTAAGCTCCCACGGGCTCACGCAAGTATTTTTCGAAAATAGAGAATTAAAGGATTTTTCTTCTTTATTTGACGGCACTACAGATGCATTTACAAATATAAATGCTAGTACTGTCGTAATGACCGGACTATTTCGTGGATTGACCCAATTACTTGAATTTCCTTTTGTAGGTCAATTTACTAAATGTAGTGATGCATCATCGCTTTTTTATGATAGTAGAAACATCCGTAGTTTTAGTTCTCTATACACTCATTTGGATTTTACTAATTGTACAAAGATGAACGCAACCTTTCGAAATATGGAATGCTTAGAGGAATTACCAGAAATAAAAGTTAGAAATTTAACAGGAAGCCAATCGACAAACCAGACGTTCGGGTATATGCGAAGATTAAACCAAATTAAAGTTACTGGAATGATAGCTGGGCCAAGTAACGGGTCATATTACAGAATGTGTATTAATAATCACTCTCTTGTTTGCATTGATGGGGTTGACTTTTCTTTCGCTGATGCAAATAATGATTATAATCAAATGTTTTCTAATTGTAGAAGCATTAATGCTATTAAATTCCCTGGAACATTTAGAGCTGGTTATGCAAGTCCACGAATAAACGTGACCGTTGCAAATCATGCTGATATAAGTGGTGAGTATCATATAACTGCTGCAGGAACTGGATATACACAAAATGGTGGCAATGGTGTATTAACAGTCGCTGAAAGCAGTGGTAATTATACATGGACTATTAAAGATAGCTCTGATGATACCCCAACTGAAAGTTCAACAGCAGCTTCAACCACACAATTTACTCCTTGGGCAGCAGACTGGTCTGGAGCTACAAATGCAGTTACATTTACAGAAGTTGAAACAGGATTTAAGTACAATGTAGATTTAAGATATAATCCAATACCACGCACACAAATGTTAGAAATTTTTAATCAATTAGTAACAATTTCGCATAGTGCTACGCTTGATATAAGAGATAATTCTTATACTGCAGATTTAACGGATGACGATAAAGCAATAGCAACAAATAAAGGTTGGACTTTAAATACATAAATTATGGAAGAAGAAAAAGGATTTTACAAATTAGAAGTAGATACAAACGCATCTGTTATAATTCACGGTACACATCTTCTTAACAAAGATTATACCCTAGATATATCTCAAAAAGATACGTACACTTATCCAGTTGATGGCTGGTCATATTTTGATACCTTTTCAGGGGCTTGTACATTTTTTAATGTGTCTGAAGAAGATCATAGGTATTATGTATTTCCATCTGATGATTCAGAAGAAGATAATATAGTGTAAAAAGGTATACTTTTATATAAATATTAATATGAGTTTAAATCTTATAGTTGAAACACCTGCTCCTAAAGAGGAATTCGAGTATATTGTCGAAGAAGGTAATTCAAAAGACAAGCAAAATTTTTTTATTAAAGGTCCATATATGATGGCCGAAGGAGTTAATCGTAACAAAAGAATATATCCATTAGATGAAATGGTACGTGAAACTAAACGTTATGAAAATTTAATGGTTAAGACTGGAAGAGCAATGGGTGAGTTAAATCATCCAACTACAGCTGATGTTGATCTTGAAAGAGCTTGCCATTTAGTTACAGAAATGAGTCAAGATGGTAATGTATTTTATGGTAAAAGTAAAGTTTTATCAACACCTACTGGTTTAATTGTTAGAAGTCTTATTAATGATGGTGTTAGAGTTGGTATGAGTTCAAGAGCTTTAGGTCAATTAATACCTGAATCAGGTAGTGAAGGTGTTAATAGAGTGAAGGACTTTAAATTAGTAGCTATTGACTGTGTAGCTGATCCATCTTTTCCTAAAGCTTTTGTAAATGGCATCTTGGAAAGTAAGCAATATGTAGTAAATAAATATGGTCAGTTTGAAGAAACATATGATAACTTTGAAAATAATATATCTACTATGCCTATAAAAAATAAAGATCAATTTTTAAAAGATAATATCATCAAATTCTTAAAAAGCCTTTAATATTATGAAAGAAGTTAAAACTAATCTAAAAAAATTTATTAGCAATGTTATGAATCGTAACTATAAAAAAGCAAGTTCTGATTTATCTAATGTTATTAATAAGAAAATGGAACAAAAAATATTAAATAATAATATAAATATATTCTAATTATGGACATTAAACAAATATTATCTGAAGCAACTAATGGTGCACTTAATGAAGAAGTGTTATCTGAAATTGAAAACGTCTTTGAACAAAAGATCAACGATAGAGTAGAAATACATGTTGAAAAAGCTCTTAATGAACAAGATGAACTTTATACTGAAAAATTAAATGAGTTAGTTCAAAAGATTGATGAAGATCATTCATCTAAACTAAAAAGAGTTGTTGAAGCTATTGATAATGATAGATCAAATAAGTTAAAGCTTGTTATTGAAAAATATGAAAGTGCATTAGGTGAAGAAGCAGATGATTTTCAAACCCAATTAATTGAAAGTATTTCAGATTATTTAGATGTTTATTTAGAAGAAAAAATACCATCAGAAAGTGTTCAAGAAGCAGTTAAGAACACTAAAGCTAAGAAAATTTTAGAAGGCTTAAGAAGTCATCTAGCAGTTGATAGTGCTTTAGAAAAAGAAAGCATTAAAGAAGCCGTTATTGACGGTCACAATCAAATTAATGAAGCTTCAAAGAAGCTTGAGTCTGTTGCAGAAGAAAATGCAGTTTTAAAAGAAGAATTAGATACAGCTAAAGCTGGTTTAGTACTTGAACAAAAAACCGCAAGTCTTGATAAAAGAACTAAGCAATATATAAACAAAGTTATGAAAGGTAAGGACGCTGAGTTCATTAATGAAAACTTTGATTATACATTAAAGCTATTCAAGAAGAAAGAAAGCAATAGGCTCGAGACTTTGAAAGAAGAAGTTTTAAGTACCAGAGAAGACGTAGATAGAGTTGTATATGAGGATAAACAACAAGTTGTTAATGAAAGTGTATCTTCACCATACCTATCAGAACTATCTAAGTACTAAACTTTACATTGTTTAGGTATTCCTGAGTTTCCTGGTTTTTTAAACCTTGGGGTCGAATATAAAGGAAAATACAAACTATGAATACAATCAGACCTACACAGGCTTATATTGATGAGAATCGTGCTGCACAACTTCTTGAGAAGTGGGCTCCAGTATTGGATTACACTTCCAAAAGTGTTGCTGCGATTGAAGATAGTCACACACGTTTAAATACTGCTATGCTTTTGGAAAACCAAGAGTCATGGTGTTTAAATGAAGCAGGACCTAATTATGGTTCTTCTGGCATTAATGGTAACGTAGCTGGTAGAGATGGATCACTTGGTGGTGCTTCTTCTATTGGAGCTGCTACTAATGTAACTGGTACTCCAGGACAAGACACTTATGCCACAGGTGACTTCCGTCTTCCAAAGATCTTGATTCCGATGATTAGACGTACTTTTCCCGAGTTAATTACAAATGAAATCGTTGGTGTTCAACCAATGGCAGGTCCAGTTGGCCTTGCTTTCGCTCTTCGTTATCGTTACTCAGGTGAAACACTTGGTAATGGTACTGATGGACAAAAAGATACCATCACTGGTAGACAAACTACAGCATCTGGTGCTGTATCTTCGTTTACATTCGGTGCTGCGTCTCCTAATAACACTCCATCAGACCAAGCAGCCGTACTAGCTGATGCAGCTAATACTGAAGCTGGTTTCCAAGAGCTTAAGACTGCTTATACTGGTACATCTGCAGGTTACCTTTCTGGTAATGCTTCATTCTCAATGTCTGAAGCTGATGCTGGTGTTGCTGCCTTACTTAGAAACTTCGAAGTAACTGGTAACATCCCAACCATGGAAGTATCATTCGAAAAGACTGCTGTTGAAGCTGGTACAAGACGCTTAGGCGCTCGTTGGTCAGTTGAACTTGAGCAGGATCTTAAGAACATGAATGGTATCGATATCGATACTGAATTGACAAACGCTATGTCGTATGAAATTCAGGCCGAAATCGACCGTGAAATGCTTATGAGAATGATTCAGGTTGCTCTTAATGCAGGATCCGGTGTCGGATTCTCAACTTGGAGCCCTGCTTCTGCAGACGGCCGTTGGTTAGTAGAACGTAATCGCGACTTCTATCAAAGACTAATCGTTGAAGCTAATCGTATCGCTGTGAGAAATCGCCGTGGTGCAGCTAACTTCATCGTTGCAACTCCACGTGTTTGCGCTATCATGGAAATGCTCCCTGAATTCCAGTGGGTACCTGTCCAAGGTAATGTTAATACACAACCTGTTGGTGTTGCTAAGATTGGTAATCTTGGTGGTCGTTTCAACGTATACAGAGATACTCGTACTGAAGGTCAAAACCTTAAGAACGATCTATCTGGTGGTCACAATAGTGGTCCAGAGTATGCGTTACTTGGTTACAAGGGTCCAGAGTTTTATGACACTGGTATCATCTACTGTCCATACATTCCAGTCATGGTTCAGAGAACAATTGGTCCTAATGACTTCGCACCTCGCGTTGGCTTGCTAACCCGTTATGGTGTCGTTGATAACATCTTTGGAGCAAATCTCTATTACCACGTAGTCATCTGTACAGGACTCGGAGTAGCGTTCACACCAGGTACTAACTCGGTGTACTTCGGATCTTAATATAAGATTACATTAAAGTTTGAGATCTGGTTCTTACGAGCCAGGTCTCATTTTTTTGTCTATTGCATTGATAGATACCATGTATATAATATTATACATACTATAGCACCCCATAACATTATTACATCCATTATTGCTTAGAAGTTTTAATATGAATTGCTTCTGGATCGATTAAATTAGCAGCATACTTCTCAATAAGATCTTGGCTTGAAGCTCTTACAGGGTTAATATCAATACCACCTCTACGGGCATATAAACACATTACTAATAGTTCGGAAGGGTCAAAAGCATCTTTTAATCTCTTATAAAAACACTCACATATCTCTTCATGAAAATGACATTCATCTCTATATGATATAATATACTTTTTAATACTATGGGCATCAATTGCAACTTTAGATTTGATATAAATGAAAACATCACCCCAATCAGGTTGTGAAGTAACTCGGCAGTTACTCTTTAGTAAACCAGAATAGAACTTCTGCTCTAAATACCTTTTACGTTCAACACCTTCTAATAGAGTAGGGTCTTCAGTATATTGATTATATTGATAATCTTTCTCATCTTCTAATAAATCTACATTTATATAATCATCAATCTCCCATTCCATATTAGAACTAGAATATTTCTTATTAACTCGATCACCATCTTGAAACTTAACTATTACTTTAGTTTCTAATAATTCACTTAAATCTACACTAGCATCTTCTTCAAAACGATATATAGCATCATCTTTATTATAACCCATCATAGTCATATTATAAGAGTTAAAATATAATTTAATACTTTTACTTTCAACTATATACTTACTTGAGCATGGATATACACATTTTACAACTCCAGTTACAGGAGCTCCATTATTAACCT